TGTCTAAGTTGCGGGGACCGAGTTAATTACGATATAATCAAACCAAAGATTTGCCCACACTGTAGTCAAAGCATTTTGGGTCTAGGGGCTTCCGTTAAAAATATTAAAAGTCCACAGGGAGTTGAGAACGCCCCTAGACCCCAATCTACTTCCCAATTGGAATCACCTAAAGCTCCAGCATTCTCTTCTTTTCATTTTGAATTAGAAGAGGAGTCTGAACTTACCCCAGAAGTAAAAAAACTTGAGATCGAGCCTATGAGACATGCTCCTTCTAATAAAGTTAGTTTTGAATCAATGCTTCAAAATGAAGTCTCTTCGATGCAGAGATCTAATAGCTCATCCTTTACTAAGTCAAACCTTCCTAGAGAAAGGGGTGATAGCAGTTATTCTATGGAGGAGTTCCAAAAAGAAGGTGGTAAAGGTAGAGTTCTTAGAGGGGATAATTCTCCATCCGTCGAAGAATAAGAGTAATGCCTAAAAAAAAGAAAAAGTCTTTTGAAGACTGTATTGACGTTATCAATAACGAGATCAACAAGAAAAGGCCTAGATGGACATTAAAAGCTATAACTTGGATGGACTTTGATGATGTAGCCCAATTATGTAGAATTCATATACATAAAAAATGGCATCTATATGATCCTAGTAGACCTTTAGCTCCTTGGGCTAGTATAATAGCTTCAAACCATATAAAAAATTTAGTTAGGAATCATTACAGCAACTTTGTTCGTCCTTGTTTAAAATGTGCGGCAGGGCATTCAGAAACAGCATGTGACATTTACGAGACCCAATGTAATAGATGCCCTTTATATGCTAATTGGGAAAGAACTAAGAAAAAAGCTTACGACACAAAATTACCTCTTCCTATGGATCATCATTTAGATGAACTTTACTCACACAAAGACCACTCATATAATATTGAAGATTCTATTGACACCTTTCATGTAAAAATGGAGTTAATTTTAAAACCCCTTCACTGGAAAGCTTATCAATTAATCTATATTAGTAAAACGGAAGAGAAAGACGTTATAAAAGAACTTAAAATAAAAAGCACAGGGAACAAACAATCAGAGTCTAGACAGTTAAGGAATATAAAAGAAGTTATCTTAGACCAGGCTAAAAAAATAATTTATGAACAAGATTGATTCTAAGGCTCCATTGGAGGTTACAGAAGAACACATAAAGAAGGCTGAAGATGCTTTTTCTAAGGGCGGGGATAAATTTAACGCCAAAGAACTAATTGAATATGTCACAGGTATCGAAGGAATAGATGCGAGGTCTAAATTTGGGAAGGAATTAATGCTTCGCTTAGACGAGATCGGCATAAACCCTCGCAGATCTCATCAATACATTCCTCAAAGACTTCATGAACTAACCGCCGAAGATCAAGCTTTTATAAGGAATAACTCCAATCGATTATCCTGGATGGAATGTGCTAAAAACTTATTTGGGGATAAAGTTCAACCCTTGAGTATGCAAGGTAGAGCTACCAAAGCATTTTACGACGCAATTCCTCCAGAGAATCGTTTTCAATCAGAGAACGACCTAACAGGTAAAAAATATCTCCCCCCAAAAAACGTTGATAGAATTTTGCATAGGACTAATAAATATATAACTCCATTAATAGATAAAGATAAAATGACAAACTCTCAAAAGCTAGATCTGCAAGCTTTGATGAGGTATATGTGTACTAATAGATTTGTTTATCAAATTAATGCTTATAAGACTATTGAAGAGAGAGATTTTTTTGAAGGTTTGTTTGTAAGGTATGCTCATAATAAGCCGGATTTGACAGAAGAAGAGGTAGATCAATATATCTTACTTTGTATTGAAGTCCTAATAGGAACGAAGAATAGAGAGACTTACTCATCTTTGCAAAAGCTACTTGATGACACAATCCAATCTGGAGACGATAACGCTAGCAAAATTCGTATGGGTTTAGTCGAATCTATTAATAGTTATGAAGGAGAATATGATAAATGTGTTAAGCGTCAAAATTTATTTAAAAAAGATCTTCAAGGTAGAAGAGCTGATAGGATAAACCAGAAGAAAGAGAATCATGGGTCTTGGCTCCCAATTATCGAAGCTTTTAAAATTGAAGACACTCGCAAAAAGATGGTTGACCTTGCAGCTAAAAGAAAAGAGAGATTGAAAGACTCTTTCCATGAATATGCTGATATGGATGCTTTTAAAGCTGAGATCTACGGTATAACAGAGGAAGAAATTATAAATGGTTAATAATTGTAAAATTTGTAGTGAAGAGTATGAGAAGCTTGAAGATTTTCATAAACATTTAAAGACCCATAAAGTAACTCAGAAAAAATATTACTTAACTCATTATCCCAAAAAAGACCCATTTGACGGGAAAGATATCGAGTATAGAAATCCTATCCAATATTTGGATGCTATTTACAACTGTCCCGCAAATTTAAAAAACCATTTAAAAAGTGTCACCAAAAAAGAGGGGCAAAAAATTTGTGAAGAGATCGTCTCACAAAGGGCTGTCAGAAAAGGGTTAAAATTCTCCCCAAGCCAAGTTGAGTCTAAATCTTTAAATATTCCGCCAGTATCTTTTATGGTCAAATATTTAGATGATTATAAAGAGTCTTTTAACAAGTATGGATTAGAAACAAGGTATACTTATTGTGACTCTATACTTGGGTTTAAAGGGACAACAAAGAAAATTCTTATAGACACTAGAGAACAAACCCCCATTCTTTTCGAGAACTCTATGGTTAAAAAATTAGACTATGGAGACTATACTTTGGAAGATGACACTTCCGTAGTGATAGAAAGAAAATCTCTTGGAGACTTCATTGGGACTTTAAGTAAAGGATACGATAGGTTTATTAGGGAAATCCAGGGGGGAATAGTTAATGATTGTTATTTCGTCGTCCTTGTTGAAGCCCCTATAGAAACGGCATTAACTTTTCATAAAATATCAAAGTTTAATAAATTTTGTAGATCTAATGGAGGTTTTATATTTCATAAGCTGAGAGAGATCACTGAAGAGTATAGAAATATACAATTTTTATTTGTAGAGGATAGAGAGGAATCAAAATATTATATTGAGAGGATTCTTAATTTTGGGAAACCTTTAATTCCCAGTATGGACCTTCAATACTATTATGATTTGAAAATTATATGATTTATCAACCAGAAAAATATAAGAAAATCAAGATAGTGAACGTTAATGAGAAAATGCGTTCTATGAAAGGCGAGCTGTCTGATAAACAGTCAAAAATTGCTATGGTTGAATTTCTAAGGGGGAATGTTGGATTTGCTGCAGAATTGATGTTGGGCATTAAGTTATTCCCTTTTCAAGAAATGGCTATAAAAGGGATGTTCAATAAAACATTTACTTTAAAAGTTTGGGGGAGAAGTGCATCAAAATCCTTTACAGCTCGAATCTTTGTTATCTTATATTTGTTATTTGAGCCTGGGGCTAAGATAGTTTTGGCTGGGCCTACGTTTAGAACTGCAAAATTAATGTTTTTTGAAATCGCCAAGATTGTTGGGGCAAAAGAAGCCGCATTAGTTCATGACATGTTTCTTAAAGAAGACATGCAAAGGAGAAACGAAATGCATACTTGGGATTTACCAAATGGGAGCCAATTAATCGCGATTCCATTATCTGGAGAAAAGATTCGTGGTCTTCGCGCACATATTTTGGTTCTTGATGAGTTCCTTTTACTCCCAGAGAAATTAATTAATACTGTATTAATGCCTTTCATCTTATCTCCTCAAGATTTGAAAGAAAGAATTGTTATTAAAGAAATTGAAGATGATTTAATTAAAGAGGGTGCGATGGAAGAGAAAGATCGAATTAAATTCACTAATAACTCAAAGATGATAGGCCTCTCTTCAGCTTCTTATACCTTCGAGAATCTTTACTCAACTTATTGTGATTGGATAAAAGAGATAAAAGGTCCTGATACGGGAGGTCCTACATATTTTGTTTCTCGTATTGGTTGTAGCGCAGTCCCTGAAGAGATGTTAGATCAAGATGTTATAGCTAATGCCAAAAATGATGAAGGTCTTTCTTATTATCAAAGAGAGTATGAAGCTAAGTTTGTAGATGATAGTGATAATTATTTCTCTGCGAAGAAGATGAAAGCTTTAACGGTAGAATGCGGAAACTCTCCGACTATGAAGATCTTTGGGGATAGAGGTAAAGAATATGTTCTAGGTATTGATCCTAATTTAAGTAATTCTGATTCTGCCGATTTTTTTGCGTTTTGTGTTCTAGAAATAGACATAGCGACAAGAAAGAGTGTTATGGTTCATTCTTATGGGGGGGCTGGACAAGGTTTAAATGAAAATCTTAAATATCTAAGATACCTGTTGGATAATTTTAACATAGTATTTGTAATTATTGATAATGCTGGAGCTGATCAATTTGTAGATGGTTGTAATGTATCTCAGCATTTTAAGACTGACCCGTTATCCTTTATCGATTTTGATTCTAATAAAGAAGGGGACGAATATACAAAACAAGTCTCTCAAGGTAAAAAACATTATGACAGGAAGAAGCATAAGATCGTAGTTTCTCAAGTCTTTAGTTCTTCATGGATTAGAAAGGCTAATGAGTTCTTACAATCTAATATAGATCACAAAAGAATTTGGTTTGGGTCTTCTATTAACGGGAATGACATTGCTATGGAGAAATATGGTAAAAAACCAGAAGATTTAGACTTAAACTTTATACACTTTCTCCAAGATCCAAAGAATAGCGATTCAAATCCTGCAAAAATGATTAGACTTATAGATGAGCAGGATAGGTTCCTCGTCGAGACTAAGGCTCAATGCGCTTTAATCACCGTCACATCGTCTTTGCAAGGGACTCAGAGCTTTGATCTCCCTAATAACTTAAAAGCCGACAGAGGGCGCAGGAGAGCCAGAAAAGATAACTACTCAGCATTACTCCTCGCTAACTGGGGCGTTAAATGTTATCTTGATATTCTAGAATATGAAGGAGAGCATAAATCTGTAGAGACTTTCTCCCCTAGGTTTTTATAGTTTGTTATTTTTATTTTAATTTAGTGTAAAATAGAGTAAGAATGGCAGAGTTAAAGAAAACTACAATTACAGGGAAACAAAAGTCAAAAGAAATGAGGACCCCTATGATGACCGAGGGGACTGATTTAGACACTATCCTTGGTTCAAATTCTATAACAACGTCTAATGCCTCCTCTAGAAGAAACAGGTCTTCTACAATTCATAGGACGGATCGCTTTAAAAACATAGAGGACTCCATTCTACCCTTTAATAGAAATCAAGGGATCTACAAAAATGGATCAAATTTAAATGTCAAAGATGCTATAGTTCTTTGTCAAAAGGCGTATTATGGAGTTGCAATTTTCCGCAATACGATTGATTTGATGGCAGAGTTCTCTTGTGGAGACATTTTTCTAAGTGATGGAACGGAGAAATCTAGAAAATTATTTAATGCCCTTTTAGAAAAAATAAATGTTTGGGACTTTCAAGACCAATTTTTTAGAGAATATTATAGGTCTGGAAATGTTGTTATTAGTAGACACGACTCTACTATACAAGATAACGATGTAAGAAAACTCTCAAAAGAATTCGGGATTCTTTCTACAGCCTCTTTAAAGATCCCTATTAAGTATGTTATTTTAAATCCTGCAGAAATTGAAGTGGCTGGAAGTCTATCTTTTGCATCTCCAACTTTAATTCAAAAATTAACAGAGTATGACCTACATGTTTTAAGGAATCCACTAAACGAGATGGATAAAGCAATTCGAAAGAGTTTGCCTAAAGATATTTTAAAAAGAATAGACGAGGGAAAGAAAAATTCCAAGGGGATGTCTGGAGAAGAGATTTATATCCCTCTAGATCCTGAGAGAGTTCGCGCAGTCTTTTATAAGAAACAAGATTATGAGCCTTTAGCTATTCCAATGGGTTTCCCTGTCTTAGAAGATATTAATTACAAAAAAGAGCTTAAAAAAATGGACATGGCTCTGGCGCGAACTGTTCAACAAGCTGTTTTACTAATTACTATAGGGTCAGAGCTTAGGGACGGAACGATTGCTGTAAATCAAAAGCATATCGATACTTTACAAGGTTTATTCAAAAATGAATCGGTTGGTAGAGTTCTTGTTTCCGATTATACTACAAACGCTAAATTTATCATTCCCGACATTGGGGACATCTTAAACCCCAAGAAATATGAGATTGTAAATCAAGATATTATTCTAGGATTGAATAACGTGCTATTGGGTGACGAGAAATTTGCCGCGACAAGCGTTAAAGCAAGAATTTTTGTTTCTCGGCTAGAACAAGCTAGAAAAGCTTTTATTAACAACTTCTTGCAACCTGAGATTAACAGGATTTCAAAAGATCTTGGATTTAAAGCACCACCTAAAGCAAAATTGGCAAAGATTGATTTAGACGATCAAAAAGAAAAAGATAGATTGATCGTTAGAATGGGTGAGCTTGGAATATTAACTCCAGATGAAGTTGTTAAAGCTGTTAATGATGGAATATTCCCTACTCCAGAAGAGTCTAGGGAATCCCAGAAAGAACTTAAAACTTTAAGAAAGGATGAGCTTTATATGCCAGCCCAAAATTCTATACAACAAGGAGCTGACAATGGAGGAAGACCTAAAGGAACAGGGACCCCACAAAGAACAAAGAATGTAAAACCTGCAGGGGCATCTTACAGCTTAAAGAAATTTTCTGAGAACCTAAGGGTTTATGATGAGTGCGAAGACAAGACAAAGAGTTTATTTAAATCTTCAGGTAAAATCCGAAGACTAACAAAAGAAAATTTAAAGCAGGTAGAAACTATTGCTGAGATTATATGTCTTAATGAACCTATAGAGAATTGGACAAATGAAAAGATCATAAAATCTTATATAAAATCTCCAGTAGATCAAAATGAAGAGAAGGTTAAAGAAATTTATGCTTTAGCTGAAGAACACAATGAGTCTCCAAATGTTTACATGTCAATTTTGCATTCCAGTCAGATAGAAGATGAGGAATAGGGTAATATACGGCTACGAGGGCCTTTATTCTAATTGTTGTCCATCAAGTGGATTTCATTTTATTAATTATGTGGGTGAATTAAATAATTCCTCTACAGACTATAAATATGTAAAAGACACTGCGGCTATTTCCAATAGCACCAATTTTCACAATCGAGGCGAGGGATTTGAAGCTGCGAATTATGAGACTTATCAACCTGCAAGTCCGGTTGGGGCAGTAACTTACCCATTAGCGATTAAAGACGTTAATACAAACAATTTTGTAAGAAACGAAAATGTAATAAAGAAAATCGATAGAGTTCAATCTATCAGTTATTCCGTCAGCTATCCAAGGCATCAAGTTCAACAGATGAATAGAAGGGGATTAATAAATCGACCTATCATAGGATCTCCAGAAGTTTCTTTGCAATTCACTTATCTAGTAAATGGGATTAGGAATGATCATAGGCTTGGGCTTAATGTTAATTTTCCGATGATGTTTTACCCATTTGATGGAGAACCTTTTTATTCAGGGAATAAAGTTAATCTTTTGTCTGGAATCACAGAAGATTGCTTAGATAGAAGAAACGTAGGGACTAGAGGCGAAGGATGGGGAGATGATAAGTTTACTGGACTAGCTTTTACAACGTCTCCATCATATTTAGGCCAAGAAGGAGGAACAGTTATGTTTGGGTCTAACACTCAAACTGAAAGGGCTGATATGGGTTGTTTCCCTGCAAATTGGCCGCATTATCCATACGATTATAGAGATAAAAGGAATTTCTTTATTCACGTCGCCTCTCAAGCGGGAGATGATGAAAAAAATATAATTAAATATACAGAAGATATTAACACTCCCTGGACAGGAGAAATGGAAGTTCATCCAGACAGCCCCAATAATGAGTGTATAAGTTTTGGAGATTGTTATTTAAATTCTTATCAATTTTCCGCTAGTGTCGGGGGTTTCCCTTCGGTATCTGTTACTTACGGTGGAGATAATATGCAATTTCTCAATACCGCGAGTGGAGAGAATATTCCTTCTTTAAATCCTAAAGATGGTCAACCCATAACTGGGAAATTTGTCATCCCTAAGAGCTTTGAGAATGAAGGAATTTCAGCTTTAAATCAAGGAGATATGACTTTAGATTTAGAAGCATCTAATTTAGGAGTTTCTACTACTGGACTAAATATTCAATCTCTAGAATTTGGGTTTAATTTAAATAGAGAATCGTTAGAACAGTTAGGTTATCAACAGGCTGTAGATAAACCTGTCAACTATCCTGTTGTTGTTAATGGGGGGATGTCTATCCTTGTAGGAAATATGGGGACTGGAAGGATGATTGATTTTATCCATGAAGATAAGATTATAAATTTTTCCATAGATATTAAAGCCCCTGAATGTAATTTTTGGAAAGATTCTTTATCTGTTGGTGATTTTTATCCAGGAATAATAAACTCTGCGAATTATACCGCAGTAAATTATACATTCCTTGGGGCTAGAGTAGACAATGTGTCATTTTCTTCTTCTATCGGAGGTAATAAAACGGCCCAAATATCATTCTCTGTAGAAATTGATCCAGATGATTTAGATAACGGATTTTTTGTCAG